GCGTTCAGCCAATCTTCCCGGCTTTGGGTGGAACTGCACCTGATGCATTGACTGCATCACTTTCCTTCACTTGCGTGACCACGCCGGCACTCGACTAAAAAAGAAATCGGGAGAAAATGAAACTACCAATCACTATCGAATACACAGCAGGAAATCAGGAAACCTACGTAGCTCAGCCACCTGAGTGGGCTAAATGGGAAAAGCAGACTGGGAACATTATTTCGCAGGCGCAGGAGAAGATCGGGATTTCCGATCTTCTTTTCCTGGCATATCACGCCATGAAACGTGAAAGTGCTGGAAAGCCCGTCAAGCCATACGAAATATGGTGTGACACGGTTGTCGAAGTGACAGTCGGTGACGCAAACCCAAAAGCCACAGACCTGGAAGCATAGGGAGAATTCTCGTTGATTTAGCACTAGCGACGGGAATCCCGATGCAGTATTGGACAGACGCGGACGACATTTTCACTGCTATCGAGATGCTGGAGAAGAAAAATGATGGATGAGGCTATCGCATACGATAAAAGCGATTTGCGCAACGTCATTAAAGCTTTCAAAGCCATGGAAGAACAAGCCATCGACGAAGCGAAGTTATCATCCAATTCACTGGCCACATATCTTCAGGGAAAAATTCAAGCAAAATCTAGGACTTTACAATCCAATCGAGTGGCAAGCCGAATTGCTGATGGCTCACGAGTAAGTAAGTCCAGCAAAATTGGTGAGATTTCCTTTGGTTTTGCAGCGCAGAAATTTAGCGGTGGTGGAACTACTCAGCAACTTTGGGGTGGCTCTGAATTTGGGTCAAATAAATTCCGGCAGTTTCCAGTGTGGTCAGGTCGGCAAGGCCGTGGATCACGTGGATGGTTTATATATCCGACTCTGCGTGCCGAACAGCCATATATCATCAATGAGTGGGAAAATTCGTTTGATAAGATTTTGAAGGAGTGGGGCTAATGGCTACAGGATCGAGAACTCTCAAACTTTCCATCCTTGGCGATGTAGAACAGTTAAACAAATCGCTGAAAGCGGCAAATTCGGACGTCGAAAATTCTGCCAACAAGATTTCCGATTTTGGTAAAAAGGCTGCTTTGGCTTTCGCCGTGGCCGGAGCTGCAGCACTTGCATTTGCCGCAGATGCGGTTAAAGCTGCAGTAGAGGATGAAGCAGCTCAGGCAAAATTAGCGGAAACAATTCAGGCCACCACAAACGCCACAGCTGCTCAGGTTGCAGGTGTCGAGGATTACATCACGAAAACATCTATTGCAATTGGTGTCACAGATGATGAATTAAGACCTGCATTTGCTCGATTGGTGAGAAGCACTAAAGACACCGAAGAAGCACAACGATTATTGAACCTTTCACTGGATTTAGCTGCAGCCACTTCAAAACCAGTCGAAGCCGTTACAAATGCCCTTGCTCGTGCATACGATGGAAATTATACGGCACTCAATAAATTGGGTCTAGGACTTGATGCAAATCTCATCAAATCTAAGGATCAGGGCAAGATTATTGAATACCTGGAAACTACGTACGGAAGATTTGCCGAAGGCGCAGCAGAGACAACAGCGAAGAAATTTGAACGTCTAAAAAATGCCACGCAAGAAGCCAAAGAATCAATCGGAGCAGCTTTATTGCCCGTGGTTCAAGAATTAGCGGATTATTTACTTATTACCGCAGTGCCAAATCTTGAATCATTCATCAATGGTTTGACTGGTAAAGGCAGTCTTAAAGAAGCCACGGAAGAAGCAACATCCAGTGCTTACAAATGGGGAGTCCAAATCAAGAAAGTTTTGGGCACGGTCATTGATTTCAAAGAAGAATTGCTAATCGTTACAGGTGTCATCGCAGGCGTTTTCGTAGTCTCAAAGGTTACGGCAGCAGTCCAGGCAACAATCACGCTGATTAAAAGCCTTATCGTGGCATATAACGCATTAAAGGCATCTGCCATCGTCGCAGGAATTGCATCAGCTTTCGCATTGAATCCTTTACTTGGCGTGGGAGCAGTTGCATTGGCCGCCGGCGTCTTAGCCGGTGCAACGGCTTTAGCAAATAAAGGAAATGGCGATTTGCCGGATGATGCACCGACCAGTTTCCCATCATCCATAGGTGGAAATGCTGGGGGTTCAATACCATCAGTGCCTAAAATAACCACGCCAACAGTTTCAGGATCATCATCGGCATCAGCTTCAGTGGCCGCATCAGGTAAATTGATTATGGATGCCACGGCTAATCTCGTTCCAACCGTTACAATCGGTGGAGCACCTGCCGGATACACACAGGAATTATTCAAGCCTACCGTCACCATAGGCGGTGCACCGGCAGGGTACGTAAGCAATGCAGCACCACAAGTCACCGTGAACATGGGTGTGGTTGGCGATCCTGAAGCAGCTGCACGTAGTATTACAACAGTCCTGAATAACAGTTATTACAGAGGCACAAACGGTGCAGGGGCTTTGGTTTTCTGATGACCCAGTGGAATCCAATATGGCAAGTTATAGTCAATGGAGTCAATTACACCGAATACACCATGGCAAATCTTACGATTACTTCAGGACGGACAAATATTTATGAGCAGGCTCAGGCCGGCTATGTCTCGATGCAGCTGATAAATTTTAATCAAACAGCCATCCCATTTCAAATAAATGACTCAATCACAGTTTCTATCTATAATTCATCTAGTGTTCTGATTCCTATTTTCGGTGGCAATATCGTCGATCTTGGCGTCAGCATTTCAGAGGCCGGCAGCGTCGGTTTTACTCAAAAAGTTTCAATAACGGCACTCGGAGCATTGGCAAGACTTCCAAAGGTTTTGACTGATGGTGTGCTGTCAAAGGCATTTGACGGAACTCAAATTGCCACTATTTTGCGTGAAGTCTTATTTGACACATGGGCTGAAGTACCGGCAGCACTTCAATGGCAAACCTACAATCCGGCTACAACCTGGGCAACTGCTCAAAATTCAGGATATGGTGAAATTGATACACCTGGAAACTATGAATTAGCTGCACGTACTTCCGAAAGAACAGACGTCTATTCCTTGGTCAGTGCTTTAGCGACTTCAGGCGTTGGATATTTATATGAAAATGCTCAGGGTCAAATCGGATATGCCGATTCAGACCATCGAAGCACTTATCTTTCCTTAAATGGATATGTGGAACTTTCGGCGAATGATGCCTTGGCGCAAGGAATTTCAATGATTACCAGGGCAGGTGACGTCAGAAATAGCATCACCGTTCAATATGGTGCCACCAGTTCGTCCGAAAAATCGGCAAGCGATGCCGCCTCAATTGCCTTATATGGCACGCTGGCACAAATCATCACAACGACCCTTCACAATGCCGGGGACGCTGAAGATCAAGCGGATTTTTATTTGACTCTCAGAGCTTATCCGCAAAATGCTTTCAATTCGATTACCTGGGAACTCACGAATAATGAGATCAGCGATGAAGATCGTAATTCCCTAATTTCGGTTTTTATGGGGATGCCCGTCCAGTTAAGCAATTTGCCCTTAAATATGAACTCAGGCGAATTTCTTGGTTTCGTCGAAGGTTGGACGTTTTCGGCAAATTACAACACGCTTTCAGTGACTTTGGTTATGTCTCCAGTATCATTTAGCCTACAAGCGATGCGATGGAATTCAGTACCAGTCACCGAACACTGGAACACAGTAAATCCAACACTCACATGGGAAAATGCCACTTTGGTGGCGTAAGGGGAAAAAATGAGCAATCCGACCACACCATTTAGCTGGCAAATGCCAACCAACACAGATTTGGTCACGGACTTACCGGCGGACTTTGAAGTATTTGGGCAAGCAGTCGCAACATCGATGGCCGACCTACTTGGAGGCACTACAGGTCAAGTATTGGCTAAAGCAAGCAATACAAACATGGATTTTACATGGGTGGCGCAAGATGACTCAAACGCAATTCAGAATTCAATTGTCGATGCAAAAGGTGATCTCATCGCTGCAAGTGCAAATGACACTCCAGCTCGATTAGCGGTCGGTACGAATGGACAAGTGCTCGTTGCAGATTCCACAGCTTCAACTGGTCTTGCTTGGAGCACGGTCGCATCCGGTGCGATGACTTTGCTGAACTCCGGATCCACATCGATGTCAGGGTCTGCAACAAAGACAATTTCATCCATCAGCGGTTCATATAATGAACTTTGGATTTTTATGTACGGCGTAACAAATACCGTCAATAACTCAACTGTGTACATGAATGTAAATTCAGACAGCACATCCGGCAATTATCCTAACGGTTCATGGTGGGGAACTCCGGGTGCTGCCGGAAATGCTTTCTATAGCGAAAACACCACCTATATGTCATTGAACCAATATGGTGCTTCTTACTGGCCGAACAACACAAACAACTTCACTTCAATGCAGATTCAAGGTTATACACGAGCAGGATCTAAAAACATAAATTATCAACAAGGTCTTGACGGTTCAAACAAAACAGGTCTTTGCATGTATGAAGGTTCAGCGGCAATCACGAGCATCACAATCACCACATCATCATCATTTACAGCAGGAACAATCGAAGTCTATGGAGTGAAATAATGACAAAGCCAATGGTTCAAGAAACAAACGCAGCAACTGGTGAGACAACAGAACGCGAAATGACATTTGCAGAAATTGCAGCAAGAAAAACCGTCATGGATGAAATGGCTCAAGCCATTTCCGACGGTGAAGCCAAAGTTGCACAAAAGGCTGCGCTACTTACAAAGCTTGGTATCACAGCTGAAGAAGCGGCACTCTTGCTCAAATGATTTCCGCTAACGGCTGGCCAGCGTCTAAGGACAAGGCCGAAATCGGCATTAAGGCGTATCCCATCGAGGGTACGTCAATCAAGCTTCAATGCGCCGAAGCCGTTGCACCTTTGCTCATTGGATTTGCAGCTGAATTTCACAATCTTATCGAGCACATCGATGGGGGCAGTCTCGATGATTGGGGATATTGCTATCGCGATGTCCGTGGAAATGTGGGGAAGCTTTCCAA